TTAATAAATGGTCTATTTGTCAATGAACCACCAAATAAAACATTATTATAAACTTTACCTGTTTCAGCATCTTGATATACAAATTTAAACTCAGGTGAGAAATATTGATATATCTTATCTTTTAATTTCTCTTTACCTAATTTTGTCCAGTCGATCTCTGCCAATAATCGACCGTTTTTCTTTTCTAATTTCTTAATCCATCCCGCCGCTTCACCTTTATAACTAGACTCACCATGTTCTAAATCTATAGCTATGTCTACACCTCTAACTTTATCATTAAAATTAATGATAATATTATCTAATGTATTATCTGTAATCTCTAAATCTCCATAGCTTGGATGTTTCCAATTACCAGTTCTCATAATCTCTACTAGATTACTATTTTCAGATAAAGATACCAAATAATTAAAACCTTCACATGCTTTAACCCAGTTGCCCATACTATCTTTCTTAAATTGTTTTTTAACTGCTGCCCATGCTGTAGCATTAGCCTTTTCTTCGTCACCATCATATTGTTTGAAGGCACTATTAAAAGCACTTATAAAAATATCTTGAGCTTTACTAGGTATCTTTTTTATATTTTCAGGCATATTCTTTTTAGTATAAGGCAATTTAACACCTCCTAATAAATAATTAAATGTAATTAATTATTTATCCTTAGTAGTATTCGTATCTTTAGGTATATCTTTAGGTATATCTTTAGGTATATCTTGATGTAATAGTGCTTTTTCTAAAGCATTTACTATTTCTAAAATAGACTTAGTTTCACCTAATAAATTACCATTAATACCTAATTGTATTCTATTATTTATAAAATTAAGTAAATCTGTAATTCTTTCAGCACTTAATTTTATATCTTTTATATCATTATTATTCATATTTTCACCTTTATATTTTTTATTAGCTTGATGCCATTAGTTTATTGTCAATCATCCAATCTTTAATCTTATTAACTAATGTTTGTGTCGATGCTGCATCTGTAGCATCTGAACTAAATGTCGCTTGATCTCCATCACTAAATTTAACCTCAGTTATAGAACTATTACCTATAATTACTTGATTATTGGCTGTTGTGTAAACTTGATAACCTATAGCTATACTATTTTGAGCTGTTTCTAATTGACTTGCATGATCGCCAGCACTATAACCTAAAAATACGTTATTACTTGCATTAGTAACTGAATTTCCAGAATTACGACCAACACCTACATTATTAGAAGCTGTACAACCATTTAATGAATTATAACCAATTGCCGTATTATTGTTACCATTCGCACAATATAATAGTGCATTTCTACCAATACCAATATTAGAAGATGCACCATCTGAATAATACATAGCACGTCTACCAATAGCTACATTAGACGTTCCATCAGTTAATGTATAAAGAGATTGATAACCTAAAGCAACATTTTCTTCACCAGTTGTTAAAGAATATAACGTTTGATAACCATAATTAACATTATTTAAATCATTAGTTATATCTATATTACATGGTACTTCAAATTTAGTTATACTTGAATTACCTATCTTAACTTGATTACTAGCTGTTGTATAAACGTTATATCCTATACCAATACTATTTGATGCATCTGTTTTCTGACTTGCATTATATCCAGCATCAGTACCAATAAAAATATTATAAGTTCCACCGTTTAATGTTCTACCAGCATTTTCACCAAAAGCTACATTATCACTACCAGTTCTAATATTATATAATGCTAAATTACCAAATCCATTATTTCTACTTCCTGTAGTAAGAAGCCTTCCAGCACTATAACCTAAATAATTATTCTTTGCACCACTTTGTAATTCATACCCAGCACCATTACCAATAAGAGTATTTTGAGTACCATTAGTTAATTTGAATCCAGCTTGATAACCATATAATGTACATTGATTATCTGCTGTTGCATTTAATCCAGATTGATAACCAATTATAGTATTACTATCATCTTTACTTATCGTTATACTAGCTACCTGTATATCACCTAATTTTCTAGGAGGAATATAATAATCCATTTATACCACCCCTTGTGTATATGCTATTGTTGTAGCTGTACCAATTGCTATAGCATATATTTTACCTTCATACATACCATCAGTATCAAGTTTTAAATAACCACCATAAGCAGCTAATAATAAACCTTCGTCCGCTACTGCTGCCTCACCAAGACCTAACCATACATCATAAGCACTATCATTAGTTAAAATTAAAGTTTTCCTTGTTTCATCAGCATCAAATATTTCACTACTTGAAGTTGTTACACTCTTTTTACCATTCGTTACGGTAGCACCTAATGTATCAGCTATTATTTTATATCCCATGATACACCACCTTTGGTTTTATTAATTTATAAATTGAGTAATAATATTTATTCGATATAATACCTTAATAGTATTATTTATTAGACAAGTACTAATTATTTAAATTCATATACCGTACTTTGTGTATCGGCTTTTTTATGACATTTAAATAACTTTATTATTTAATAATTATACTAATTAATTGCTTAATCGTCAATATTCAATACCCAAATGTTAATATCTATTTGATATTTTAATCACATTATCGACAATTAAATTAAATTCATTTATACAATTTTTATTATTTAATTGTTGATTTAAAAAATTATTTTTTAATTTACTACTAACATCTGATGCTTTTAATGATGCTCTAATATATAAATTATTTGATTCATCTAACTTAATACTTTTCATATACTCAAATATACACTCAGTTAATTCTTTTATATATCTAGGTTTAATAGTACACCATTTAGAAGTATCAAGTTTAATTACTTTCTCACTCAAATCATGTAATTGTTTCATCATAATATCTTTAATATTATTACATTTAAATAAATCTATATTATAATTTTCACTCATTTTCTTAGTATTATTTAAGTTATTATCTTTAATTCTATTTTTATAAGTTGCATTATTAGCTATATTTTCATTCTCTGTAGAACCCTTTTCATCATCTGATTTGATATCTTCTTCTGCTTTTTCCTCATTAGCTTCACTCTCATTTTCTTCATTATTCATATTTTCTTGATCTGAATTTTCCATTGGATTATATATTTCCTCTTCTTCTTTTTTATCTGGAAGGTCTAACATATCTCTAACCCAAGTCTCTAAATCTTCATCTGGTACTACTAATTTACCATCAGTTAAAGTCTTGAGTACATTAATTAATCTTCCACTATTAAGAGGTTTAAAAGTTAACTTAGGGTATAAATCAGATGAAAAATTATGATTTACTAATTCAGGTATAGCATGAGAATTCACAATATTACAAATATTTTTTGCTGCTGCTTCAAGCATCATAAGGAACATTTGTGATTGATCGTAAGATAAAGCAAAACTACCACTATTAGAACCTAAATCCATAAATTGAGCTAATATAGACTTACTTATAAGTCTATCTTGATATTCTATATATGGAAGTACATCTATTAATGTTCTTTTACCCTCAAACATTTCTAATACAAAATCATTTGGCATTGTTACACCGCCAAACTCAGATGATCTAAGGTCGGTTACAATCTCTTTAGCTAAATCAAAATCATTTTGAGTATAATTTTCAGGAAGTTTTAAAGTAGGAGTTCCAACTAAATTACGCTCAACACCTACATTTAAAATCTTATATAAAAAATCTTTGATCGACCAATGTTTATATGCCGATCTTAACGCTGATATACCCTCAATATTTCCTTGTTGCTTATCATGAGTAAATATTAAAAGCTTATTAATACCTATATCTATTCTTTTAAATCCTTGATTGACTAAAGTTTGTGTTATACCTTTAACATCACCAACATTATCATATAAGAAATCATAAATTGTTGATTGTGGTCTGACAGCAAACTTTTTCCATTTAAGCTTACCTTTTTTAACTTCAAATACTTTTTCAAATATTGAATGTCCAAATTGAAACATAGTACATATATTTTTCAAAAATTCATCAAACCCATTTAAAATACCATTCGGATAATCACCAAATAAACAATCATTTACAAAATCAGATATCTTTTTTGCTTTTTGTGAATTATCACATGGTTTGATGAACCACTGTGTCGATCTTATAGGAAGTTCTAACATTAAAAGAATTGCTTTTATCTGTGAATCCGATCTTCCCATTCTTTCATATATAGGAATATTAGAAGGATGCTTTAATGATGATAAATATTCGTCAGTATCTAATGTATATTGATACATTGATCTTCTAGACCTACCTGTTGAACCCAATTCTCTACGTTGTGTCATCAAATATACTCCTTTCTACATTTATTAATTTATACATTACCAATTATCATTAAATATTATCGAATATTATCAATCATTATCAATTAATATACTTATAAGTTGCAAACTTATAAGTTTATTCTTATAAGTATTATACTTACGAGTATACTACTTTAAAGTATATTATTATCATGGATATTTAGTACTATTGTTATTAGTACTTTTAGCTTTACTCTTACTCTTAGTATTCACTGTATATTTTTTTTGATAAAGATTGAACATTTCAATAATAATATCGTTTTTTGCTTCTTGTAATATATTAGTTAAATTCTTGTTTTTGTCGATATATTGAATACTATTAATTATATCATCTATTTTAAGTAATTTCTCACCCGTATCTATAATATCTAAAGCTTTTTGTAAATTCATTTTACTTTTTTACTCCTTATTTTTTATTCTTTATAATCATCATTTACTTTAATTTCATTAGATTTATCAATTACATCTAATGGAATTGGTTTTTCCATATCAACTAATGGACAATATTTATATCTCTCTTTTTTATACCTTAATATCTTAAAGGATAATTTGCACATCTTATCGAATAATTCACAATCATTACAAGACTTAGGTAACTCTTTCATTTCAGTTTTAAATACAATCATATTTATATTTCCTTTCTTTATTAAATGTTCTCATATTATCACCACACATTATGTATTCTTGGACGTTTAAAAACATTGATGTCTGATACTGAGCCACAACCTTTTATCATTGCGATACCTACAGTACAAGCATCAAGAATATTTGGAGACTTACCACCAGATTCATACTCAATAAATTCATCTATAAAATCATTGTGTGATCTTTTTATCCAAAATCTTTTTGTTTCCGAATAAACACCAAAAGCTTCAATCTTAGCTGCTTTAGATTTACCACCAGTCTTTACACCCTCTATTGGTGGTAATGAATCTAATAAAAAACTAGCTTGTGCTAATGCTTTTTGATAAGCTGCTAATTCTATTCCTATCTTCTTAACATTTCCACCATTTTCTTGGTATTTAAGGTAATACTTTTCTATAATCTTTAATTGCTCTGGAAATGTTAAGTGTCCTGTGTAATATTCCCATAAAAATATTAACTTAGATATCTTATCAAAACCCATAACAACTAAAGCAAATTTATCAAGTTGTTTTTTCTCTGCTGTGTCCTTATCATCTGCTATAGCTGGGTCAACTGCAATATAACATTGTACATCTTCTGAAAATATATTAAAATTATATTGTTCTGTTTCACCATAATAATTTAACCAATCAGGGTTTAATAACTTATTCTCTGATGCTGTTCTATCATTCTGTATAACCTTATTCCAAGCAACTGAACCTATTGCTTTTTTCTTATCTAAAAGTCTTTTAACACTCCATCTTTCTTCCCATAATGGAATATTGTTAACTTTATCTAAACCTTTTAAATTTATATACTTATAGGTATCATTCTCAGATAAAGTACACAAAAGGTCTTTATTATGCTGTAGTGTACCAAGTATAATCTTTCGCCCACCATCAATTACCCTTGAGTCAACAATTTCATTCCACCAATTAAACGTTTTTTGTCTTTGTATATCATTAGCTGTATTATCTAAATCACATATATCATCTGCTATAACCCATTCAAATCTAGCACCAAGTATGGCATTTCCAGTACCCTTAGCAACAATTGATGAATCCTTAGATTGCTTATCTCTATCACGAATAACCATTATCTCAGATTCAGACCACTTACTTTTATAATCGGGTTTTAATTCTGGAAAATCTTTGTTCAATCTCTCATTATGCTCTATATGCCATTTAATAGCTGATAAAAAACCATATGCCTGTGTAGCTGTATTAGATATAATTGCACCATGTGTATTACGATCATTAATTAAAAACCATAAAGGAAGAACTAAACTAAACCAAGTACTCTTCGCATGTTCAACGGGTACATGGATAATTATGGAATTAGATGTTAACGCTTCATACATCATATAATATTGATGTTTTGCTGTATTAGTATTCCATAATCTAATATAAGGTTTTATATATTGTTCTCCAAATATACAAGGATTAGATAGAGCGTATTGTCTACGCTCTAATTTACTAGCGTTCCAAAATATATCTCTAACTGCGTTAGTCTCTACTTCCCACCGCTCGTTGTATTCGGTCGGATAAGGATACGATTTTTTCTTTTCTATTTGAGTCAATTTCTAACAACTCCATTTCATCAACTTCTTTATTTTCATCTTTTGTTTTAGTTGTTTTATTATCTTTAGGTTTTTTATTTAATTCTGTAATTGAATCTAAAGTCATACTTAGGGAATTTGATAAAAGCCTTATACCTTGTGGAGTACCTTGTTTTAACTCTTTATTAAACCTACCAATTAAAAGAGGTAAAGTATCATTTACTAAACTCTTAGATATAGACAATTTTTCATCATCTAAATTATCTGTTTCTATTAACATATCCTCTTCTACTTTTTTAATAAGTTTAGCCTTGTCATTCATTCTTAAATCATCTAAATCTACATCTTTTAAAGATTCCCTAGCAGATTTAAACATTGACTTTGTTAAAATATCTTCTAACAATAATTCAAGATATTCAGCATGTGAACGAATAATAAAATCAAAATTAGCTCTATCATCTTCATCATATATTGGATGCTTTTTTAAAATATAGTCAATTATAGATTCAATAGAATCACCTCTAAGTATCTTCTTATTAACAAATTCTCTTATCTTACTTGTAAATGCACATATAGGACACTTTGCCCTATGAATCCTTACCCTATAATAACTATGATCGTTAATATTCTTCTTATCCAATTAAAAATACCTCCTTTTATTTAATTAGTTTTCTTTAACATATTATTAATTATAACTAAATTATCGTGATATTTATTAATGTGTATACGTAATAATCTTTCTAGATGCTGTATACATTTAGTTCTTGCTACCTCAATACATGATGTGTTCAATGGATGATTGATTATATTAAGTGATAACACAGACATAAAATAATTATTAGTACTTAAATTATTATTATTATGTAAATATATTGTCAAATCCTCTAGTTTAACCGTTTCTATATTTGTAACATTATTTAGTTCACTGTTAAGTTCACAGTTAAGTTCACTGTTTTCCATAATTTATACCTCCTTATGTATAATACCATTTTATCACTTTGTTGTATTAAGTTTCAATAACATTATTAGAAAATAAACTAAATTAAGTATATTTAAAACTAAAGAGACTATGATTTAAATCATAGTCTCTTTAGTCATTTAGTCGCTTAATCTTTTAATCACATCAATATAAATTTAAAAAGGAAGTAATTAATTATTACAAATACTTAGCTATTCAGTAATCAATATTACTTATTTACCCCAATCTCTTAACTCATTGTAATATAATTATAATAAAATTATTATCATAAATCAATAGTAAACTTAGTTTTCTATAAAAAAAATAAGATATATCATCTTATTCTTCCATTTAATAATATTAAATTAAGGGAAATAATTAGTTAAAAGCACTAATTATCACTACTAGTATCATCACTATTATCACTATTATCACTATCATCAGTCAGCACTACGCAAATATATTTATTATTAAATATCTTATTAATAAAAAGATATTATTATTCTAAAACGAATCTATATTTTTTTATTAATAGGATATATCACATAGGTTTATTAGGTAATTCTGCTTACAATTAAAAAGGATTAATTTAAAAATGCATCTTCTATTATACTATGTTTAATTGTTATTTTCAATAATCTTATTATTATTTAACATTTATAATTACTTTCCATATAGCACAATTTCCCGAATAACGACCTCTATTTTCATAAACATTTACAGTAAATATGTTATCACCTTTTTTTAATAATACATTTTTTATACCTATATCTGGTATACTATCAATCTCAGTAATTTTAACACCAGCATTTAGCTTACTATTATTAAAATTTTTAGGTATATTTAATTCTAATTTCGTACCATTTATTAATACAACTTTATCCCAGTGATTACCAACATGATTATTGGAAATTTCATATATTTGTTTCAATGTTACTATAGATGTATTAGTTTTTGTTGGTGTAGGTTTTATTGTAGGTTTTATTGTTTTCTCAGATTCTTCTATATATTTATCAAGTTTTTCTTCTGCTTCTTTTTGTTTCTTTATTTCTTCTGGTGTTAATGTTTTTGTATGAGTTGGTTTTATTGTAATACTTGGTGTTAATGTTAATGTTAATGTTTTTGTTGGTGTTGATTTAATTGGTGTACTTGTACCTGATGCTAATTTTTTATTATTTTTAACATAATTCTTTGAAATATTAAATATTAAACCATAAAAACATAAAAATACTAATATAGATATACCAATTATTTTACTATTTTTACTTGTAGTATATTCAATATTATTATTAGCCTTTGTTGCAAATAATATAATATCAATTAACCATAAGATACCACAACCACCACAAGTTAATAATTTTATTAATCCTATCTTCTTATCACCAATTATGAATCTATCAATACCAAAATACCCTAATAATATAGAAATAAGTAATATAAACCAATAATTAAATGTCTTATTCCCCACAATTAACACCCTTTTCTACATTATTTAACATCTTTGCCTTTTTCACCATAGCACCCAATTGTATTAATTCTTTTAAATTATGTAATATTGATTGCTCTATTTTATTTAATAATTTAGATGTTACCTTTTT